GGAAAGTTAAATTTCCCATCTATCATCGCGGGTCGTATAATGCTAATACGATCCATCTTGAATGGTTCCTACACGCCAAGCAAGAAAATAGTGGTGAGCTTGATCAAACGAAATCTTGGTTTGATCTGGCCATTGCTAAGAATAGCTAGGGTTTGCATCCAAGCATATGTGATTCGGAGAACATATAGGTTTTTCGCTTCTGGTATTGAAATAAGTCAAAGTATCAGAACTGCGGAAAACTTGCATGCTGAAGTCACACAGGAGAGAGAGAGGAAGATACAGTCTGATGGTGAATATTCAATGGTTGAGAATGTTGCCGCAGAGATTGTAGGGAAAATGGGGGGCCGTGCCACGACGTCCGCCCAGTTGTCAGCTGCCCGTATGCTGGCATTTCGCATCATGCGTGAGAATGACCATCGATATTCTCATATTGAACGCGATATGCCACATATTCTGCACCTCGTTCAGTCTCCTACCAAATCGGAACGCGATTTCAACCTTCTCAACCAAACCAATTTGGTTGAAAGATACAATAATTCCAAAGTATCAAATCGTGTTCTATTTTGGTTAGGAGCATCCCGGCACCGGGATTGATGTCGCTCGAACTATATCGCAGGATGTGATTCGTATAACCCGAGAGGTTCTGAGATAATCATACAAAGACGGAGTGGGCTTTGTAGTCTCAGAATGGGGGAATCCATAGTCTACTGCGAGGGTTCGAGCTGCGTCAAGGTGCGACCGCGACGAATGACTTTAATTAACCCCTTCGTCGCGGCTTCATGGGGTGTACACAACAACACTTACAATAACCTAGTTCGTGCCATTCACGAAAGAGTTTTCTGCGTTGAGATAGATGGTGTCTATCAAAGACCACCATTACCTATAATCAACGTGCAACAAAAACTCGAACAATTTCGGAAGAAGTTGATGTATCATCTTATTATTCCAGAACCACTCTCCACGGAGCAATTCGTCGACACTTATGTGGGAAGGAAAAAGAAGATGTACATCAAAGCTGCAGAATCCTTACAACTCAAACCCCTAGAGTTGAAAGATGCATTTATTAGCGCTTTCATCAAAGACGAGAAGATGATGGATGCTAGTTCCAAATGCCCTAGGATTATACAGCCGCGATCTCCTAGATTTAATGTAAGTATTGGGGTGTATATAAAGGCTCTGGAGAAGCCTATATTCCGAGCAATTGCTGGAGTATTTAGAGGGGTTACTGTTGCAAAGGGGAAGAACACATTTGCACGAGGTAAGCTACTGCGGAGAGCATGGGATGAATTTGATGATCCTGTGGCTATTATGGTAGATGCTTCAAGATGTGATCAGCATTGCAGCAGTGACATTATAGGATGGGAGCACATGGTTATGGAGAAGATATTTCCGGATGTGAGGAAGTTGAATGATATGAGGAAAATCAACCGTTGTTACGCACGGGCGCCTGATGGCTCCGTCAAATACAAGGTGAAAGGATCCCGCATGTCAGGAGATATGGATACATCATTAGGAAATGTTTTAACAATGTGTGCTATCACGTGGACCTATTTGGAGGAGTTGGAGATTAAGTATAGATATATTAATGACGGAGATGATGGCGTAGTCATTGTTGAGAAACGTTCAGTAGAATGCGTTCGAACGAGTTTCAAACAATATTTTCTAAACTTCGGTTTTACGATGAAATGGGATGGCGACACGGATGTTTTCGAGCAAATTAATTTTTGCCAATGTCAACCGGTCTATGATGGGAACAGGTGGAGGATGGTGAGGACACCAAAATCTGTTTTTGCTAAAGATTGTGTTACATTGAAACGATCATTTGATGAAAACCACCTGTTGGGATTAGCGAATTCAACAGGTTGGTGTGGGTTAGCATTAGCTGGTGATTTACCAGTCTTTTGCGCTCTATATCAATGGATGGTTAACGATAACAAACCCGTGCTTGATGAGTATACCACTGGTATGCAATATCTCGCCCATGGCTGTTATGACCGAGAGTTGTCTGTTATTATTACAGATGAAGCTCGATTGAGTTTCTGGAAAGCTTTCAATATCACACCTGAAACACAAGTAACGATTGAAGAGTATATTCAATCAATATCTACACCTAATTTCTATAAGTCTCCTACCCCAGTTCATGATTTTACTATCAACACTACAATAGCATTACTTATAAATAAC